GTATCCCCCAGCGGCGGATTAAAGGCCATGTTTTTTGCTCCAAAAAGAGGCTTCGCCAAAACGAGGGTTTGAGCGAAAGAAAGTTAATCGGGGAAATTTTTGGTTTTAAGAGACGCTGCCGGGGTAGTTGGCGTCGTCGTACTGGTAGAAAATGTCGCTGTATTGCCTTGTCGTCACCTGGCAGGTTCCGTCCGCCTGCGGGGCTATCTCCTCAAAAATGGCATCGTAGACACTGCGCTTTGAGCTGCAGAACACCAGCCGCGGTGGTTCAATACTCGGATCGTCCAGCAGGATTTCATCAAAAGCAGCCTGCCACGGAACGGACAACTGATAATCCCCTACAAAGGTGGCCACCAGCAGCCCGGAGGCCGAACCATCCTGGTAACGCAGAATTGCGCGCGGGTTTTCAAATGACCAGTCCAGCGGCTCGGAGACGGTAAATACCGTTTGACCGCCAGATGTGGCCATCTCCATAACCAGACTACTTACCGTTTTATTTCCCGGAATGTCATCCGTCAGCAGAATGCGATCGCCATACTGATAGACCAGCGCATCCAGTTCTGTTGTCGTGTTATGGCCCAGCCGCTGATAGAGGTATTTCATCAGGCGGCGCATGCCGATTTGATAGGCGCGGTTCGGGTCCAGCACCCCATCGAGGGTATAACTCTCAATTTTCCTCGGTGTGGGGTTATCCGGAGTCCGGCATTGCACCGTTTCTTCTGACCACGTCGTGCCATTGATATAGGTCACGTCCACACCATCGTAATCATCGGCGGACGGCGCCGAGAAGGTGGTCTGTAACTCTTCGGTCATTTCATGCGGGCTGATAATGCCGGACCAGTTCTTAATCCCTTCCCTGCCTACAGATGCGAGCCCGTCACTCAGCAGGAAGTACGATTTCCCCGCAGTGGTGATCTTCTGCAGCATTTCCAGCGCGGAGACACTGTCGCCTGTCGCGAAGTCGAAATACTCATTCTTCGGGGTCCAGTAGGTTGCCTCAAGGGTGTTAATGGCTTCGGTATCCATCGCCAGCCCGAGCGAATTACCGACATGAAACAGCGCGCTGGAGATACGCCTCGGAGCGCCATTGTGATAAATACGCGTGGCCACAACGTTTACGCGCCGATCAGACTGCGCCGCCAGTTTGCCGCCGGATTCCACCGTCACGGCCATTAACGATACACCGGCATATGATGCTGGCCGGTTCAGTAACCTGCCGCGCAGCGCCTGCCAGTACATCGAATCACGCGCGTTATTACTCCCCTGCTCATTGCGCCGGCGGCACCGCACCTCAACCAGACCAGGGGTAGCCAGTTCAAAGCGCTCAGTGAACCCCAGGGCATTTATGTTCTTCATTTCGTAAACACCCTGCCGGCTTATCCACCCGGTACCGGAACCATACACCCGATACTGGATTTCCCATTCACAGTGCCTGACGCGCTTCTTACCTTTGTTGTCAAAGCCGCAAATGCCGGAAGGGAATGAAAAATTCACTTCAAATGCATTTACCACCTCATTATCCGGGCAGGCAAGAAACGGCCCCATCCAGCTATTGTTGTCGTTAATCCCGGTCGCCTGGTAATCGATCATTGTCCTGGGTGAAAAGCCAGGCCAGGTTGCATCAATGGTGCCATTCACCATGCGCTGAACCGTTGCGGTCGTACCGTCAGTGGATGCGATACGGTATTCATTACCTCGGTGCGAAAGTGATAATCGCTGAGTGCCTTCAGGAATGCCGGAGAATGCCGCGCCGGTGCCGCTGCCATACGCAAGGGTGACATTGGCAGTGATCGCCGGGCTGCCGCCGCTGGATGCGGTTCCATCGGTGAAAACTGGATTACCCCCGAATACAGAAGCCGGGAGTGATGAGGCGGTAATACTGCCGCCCAGCCACGGACTGGACTTCTCAACGATGCGAACAACCCCGCCATCATCCTGCGCGACCAGGTTAGACCCGGCGATCGCTTCATTGATTGCCGCCAGCAGGCCAGACATATTGCCGTAGTTGGCGATAAGCGAAACGGTATAAGTTATCGCCTGCCAGGTCAGGTTAAACGTCTGGCTATTAGTCGAAAAATCATAGGTTGTTGGGGCTGCACTGCCGCGCAATGAAGCAGCCGATCCCCCCACGCCCGGAACAGCATCCTGCTTTGGCGTGAACGTAGCGATGAAGAGATCATATTCTGCCCCGTTAATTTCCAGCGTAACGGGCATACCCGCATAGGGGTTAATCTCAGTCAGCGTGTCACTGAACAGGACGCTGTAACCCGATGAAGAAGAGATCAGGTAATTGGTCGGCGCGATGATAGTCACCAGCGCCCCCTCAACCCAGGACTCAGGCAGTGAATTATCATCATCACCATCACTCAGCCCGGTGAACGAAACCGACGATCCCGAAACGGTCATGCTGTCGGCGGTAATATCGGATGAATCTGGCGCCGTCTGCGCCATATCAAGGCCGCTGCCGCTGGATGTTCCGCCCACCTCGGTAGAATTGAACCAGTTTTCACTGCGGCGATCGCCGGAAACATTTGCTCCCGGCGGATAAAGCGTCCAGGAGAATGAATCACCCAGGGCGGAAACAGGCGTCGAACCAATCCTGATATCGCCGTTGGCAAATGCCACATTTCCACGACTCACGCAGATCAACATCTCAACTGTCATTCTGGTTGGGTCATCAGGGTTAAAACGACTGACCGGCTGAACAACATAATCCGGATAAACCCGCGCACGCCCGAACAATTCCCGAATAGGATCGCCCAATTTGGCCGTATTAGATTTTGCCGGATTTAAATCCAGGGATTTCCCTGTTGATGAACCATATCCCCCTAAGTCGAGGTTATTCATCATGTAGATAGAATATGCCGCAGCGGCTACCGCTACAACCAGAGCGGCAATAGCAAAGCCTGCTGCGTAAGGAACGGGGTAAATCTTTACGTCAGTATCTTGTACCAGTTCACACCGCGACCATTCCTCTGAATCGACGGGCACGCCATCAATTTCAACGCTGATTGGCTGCGGCATTCCGGGATCATAATTTTCGACATTCTTCTGCATCCACTCATGCAGGGTTATGCGCGCATGATGATGGGTTTCCAGCGGTTCGCCGGGGAGCCGGGAGGGGTAAATGCGGATCGTCATCGCCAGAATTCCACCTTGATAAATCGCCGTTTAAATTTCCAGACCGGCATAAAAGAAACGTTCGATCCGGGGTTACATTCCGCCACCTGCAGCAACCCGTTCAGCTCAACAACAATCCCCACATGGGTGACCATGGTTCCCGAATAACACGCCACGCCAGCGCCGACGCATGGCTCACAACGCTCAAGCTTTAACATCAGTTTCCGGGCTTCTTTATCAAGGCCGCCGCCATCTTTGGTCACACCAGCAAAGTCTGGCCATTCAGGTAATCCAAGGTCGCGTCGTATCTCATTTACGATTCCAAAGCAGTCGAGCTGCGGATACACTCTGCCGCCCTTCAGCCAGGTGACCGAAAGATATTTATCAGGTTCAAACATAGGGAAACCTCAACTGATGTAACGCAGACCGGGATACTCATTCAGGGTGTAACGGAATCTCGGCCAGGCAGTATCGAGAACATTCATATAACCAGCGGTAATTTGCGCCTGCAGCGCAGTCCAGGAGCCCGATTTGATGGCGAGCGTATACGGCACAGAAGCCGGGGCATTCAAATCTGTAGAGACATATTGCCTGTAAGTCAGAGAGGCGTTTGTCAGGCTGGCCAGCGCATCACGAATAGCCGTACTCACCTCTCCGTTTATGTTGCTGATAGCGAACTGCAAATCCTGTGTACCGTCGCTGTTTCTGGCCGGGATGGCGATATCGATAGCTGCGGCTGAAAAGGTTATAACAGCACCATTTTCGGTCGTCGCTGTAATATCGTCGTAGCCCTTGCAGAAATAATGCACCGTCGAACCGATATTGATTTGCAGCGTTTCAATGATGACTTCCGATCCGCTGCTGGCATAAAGCCGGTTAAGCACCGTCATGCTTTGGCCACTCCCTGTTTAATGCGATATCAAGCAGTGAACTACCTGCGATCCACTCAGGGTAGTTACCCCACGGCGGAGGCAATAGTGGACGCTCCCATAACTCCAGCGTCGCCGAATACCGCCAGTAGATAGGAGCCACCAGCACTGGTCCCTGATAGATATCCGTAAAACGACATTTGTAGAATTTTATGCCTGCGGGGGTTTGCAACTTCATCATGAACCAGGCTGCACCATCAGAAAGCGCATCGCGGTACCACGATTCAAACGTGAGCCCCTGAACATCGCTCTCCATAAACCAGGATACAGTCGCTTCCGTAGGAGTCGAGGTATACGCCCTGCGTTGTCTCGCCCGGCCTGTGGTGAGTTGAGTTCGTTTCAAAGGGCTGACTGGCTGGAATCCATAGCCTTCTTGTAAAGGCATAGGGAGATAGTCATGCGGATAAAATATTTCAGCCATTACCCTGCTCTCCGTCCAGTGTTATACCCCCCAGTTAATGCCTTGTGCACTTGACCAACCCCTTTTGCCAGATCGTTAGCAACCTGCTGGTAACCTTGTTTTGCTCCTTCACGAGTAGCCTGCTGTACAAGCAGCAAAGTCGCGTCAGAAGGATTTCCATTGATGGTTATTGGAGGAACCGTGACTGTGGGGCGGATGATGGTCGTTTGCTGGCTGTTGCTAACGTTCTGAACGCCAGTCCCAAACCCCGAACGCCCCAATGTGGCATCAAGTGGCTTACCGTTACGTAACGCCTCAAGTTGTGACACGCCGATTCGATTTGTAGACTCCTGGTCGAAAACGTACTCCCCTTTATGAACAATACCCGCTGGCTGATACTTTCCGCCTGAGCCAGTATATCCACCAGAAGCAAAGCCTACGGCGGCAGCACTGGAGATGCTGGACGTTATTGTAGCCATGAGACCTGCAACAGTAGCCATCGCTGCTAAGTTGTATGGGAATGGCTGGCTCGAAAGCGCCTGCGCCATTGCCATTGGCAATTGAACAGCCGCCTGAGCAAGCGCAAAAGCTTTTTGCGTAACAAATGCCGCTTTATACATTACGGATTGCTCGCCGAACATCGCCCCCATCGAATCGGTGATACTGGAGAAAGAATTTTGCGCTGATTGCATCTGTGCGGCATAAACTGCGGTGCTTAGTGCTTGCTGATTCTGTTGTCCTTGCTGTTGGAGAGCCAGCAATTGCTGCTGCTTCTGCTGCTCATTCAGTAAAGTACTTTGTGTGATCGCCTGCTGCTGCTGGTTCAGCCAGGTAACATAATCAGTCTGGGCTTGCTTCAGCTTTTCGATAACCTCAAGCTGCGGATCTATTTGCAGCCCTATCATGTTCAATCCCTGCCCTGACAGGTCACTATTGGTTGCTCCAGACGTCAGCGTACCACCGGCCTTGTTCACACCTGATATAACGGAATCAGGCAGCGCTGATTTACCAATCAGGTCGCTCGCCTGCTTCCCTGCAGCCTCCGGCGTCAGTTTCTTCAGCTCAACCATCTTCTGAAGAATTTCGAGGCGTTTTTGCAGCGTCTCATTTTGGCGCAATTCCTTTGGTGCGATTTGCTCCTGCATTTTCCGGTAGTCATCCAGCGTTTTAACTGAATTCTGCAAAGCCTCCTGCTGCTTATAGGCCTGCAATATTTCGTCAGAACGGGAAAGAATCGACTTCTGGTCGGCGGTTAGCTGCGTTTTAGTCTTGAGATCAGCGATCTGCTGTTCGAACTTAACCCGAGTTTGTGTAGCACTATTAAGCTTATCACTGGCATCTAATTGGGACTGCATCGCAGCAGTCTGCTGGTGTATCTGGTCAAGAAGCCGAGTCGCTGCGTCCTCTGTAAATGTTTTACCTTTTATCTCTTTCTTAGGTTTTTCATTGCCCTGTTTTTTGGCCTGCTCCAATTCCTTTTCACGAACGGCAATTAGCGCATTAGCTTGTTCAATCGCCTCTTTGTTCCCTGAGAAAGCTATTTTTCTTGATTGTGCCCTCGCTTCCTTTAGTCTTGCTTCGGCTCCAGCGACCCTATCAGCCGCCAGATATTCCTTATTAATCCAATCAACGGACTCTGCGACAGCTTTATTTCCCTCAATAGTCAGAGTATTCATCGTTGATTGTAAGTCGATGGCCTGTCCGATAAATCGCATCGTGGGGTCAATTGCGCCGCCAAGAGCAACATTTTGCTTACCTTTATCGGCGGCCGTGTAATAGTTTTTGACCTTTATTGCAGCTGTCGTCCATGAGTCGCCAATTTTCAGGATCTCCCGGCGATGCTGATCAATATCAGCATTCAAGGCAGTGAAATTAGCAGAATCCTTATATTGGGTTACCTTTGTCCTTGCCTCGTCATAACTAAAACCAACGTCGATTAACTTGTTGATTGCCTCGCTAGCGCCGTCATTGGTGGTAATGAACATGTTACCGACTTCATCAATCGCCTGACCGGTCTTGTCAGATATGGCAACCATATTAAGCGCAAGACGTTCGGCAGCATCACCGTTAGCGCCAAGCGACGTTGTAGCAATTTTTGTTGCTGCTTCAATCTCCAGCCGATTTTGATAAACAGCATAAGTAAGGAGACCAACTACCCCCGCAGCTATTGTGAATGGATTTACCAACCCCATGACGTAGGTGGATACACCTTTAATTGCAGGAATAATTCCACCGAACATATCCTTTAACTGTCCACCCTGCTGCATAAGCACCATAAATGGCGACTGGCCGGTTGAAAGTCCAACTACAATATCTGTCATTTGTGCCGGAATCATACGCATTGCAAAGGCTGTTTGGGCGGCAGACATGCCAGTTTTACTCAAGTCATCACGAAACCCGCTTAATTTGTTACGAGTCTCTTCAATTCGCTTTGAATAAAGCTCAAATGTATCAGTATCTACCATCCCTTTCGATTTGAACTTCGCCAAATCCTGTTGTTGTTTGTCCAGCTTATTCAGGGCAGCATTCACCGGGTCAATACGATCAAGAAGTTCAGATAGAGCCTGCTTTTCTTCGTCCGTAGCCTTTGTCACCTTGTCAGCGCTCGAAGCAGCACGGTCTCCAGCCTGAGACATTTTTACCAGTGCAGTTGCGAGATTATCGGACTGTTTCTCTGCCCCGGAGCTATCAATAACAATGGCAAGGCGGGAGGTTTGTTCTGTCATTTAGCGATCTCCGGGCAATAAAAAACCCCGCCGGGGCGAGGTTAGATTTTTAATAAACAATTACTGTCGATATATGATAATTGTTGCGATTATTGAAACAGAGACAATGGCAGCCAGAATTAACCTGAGACTTTGCTATCTGAACATTTAACTGTTTTAAGAGATTCAAGCTGCTGAAGACGTGCCTGCGCCTTTTTACGCGCTTCACTTTTGGCCATACCATTACCGATACCGAAATCTCCCAAAGCTCCCAATACGGTACGCCCATCAAACTGACCTGTAGTTTCGATTTCGTTCTGAATACTGTGAGTTTTAGCTATCTCCTGCTTAATTGCCGCGCAATCTAACGCAGCAGACTCTTCGCTCGTAACGGATGGAGCTTGCGGATACTGCTTAGTAGCGCATCCAGAAATAACAAACATCACAGCTATTACCATCATTAGTTTCTTCATTTTATGCTTCCTATGATTACAATCGGAAACATCCTAACACATGGATATGAGCAGACAATGATATGACTACTTCACTTTTTCTTGTCTTTTCTGCTCTTCGGCCCACTCATCACGCCACGCATCGTCGAGCGCCAGGATAGCGGCGTCAAACTCGGTGCGGTCAATCAGGATGGTGCGCGATGCAAGATATAGCTCAATATCATTCAGGGATAATGGGAGCGGTACTCCGGCCATGCCAGCATATTTCCTGCTGCGCGATATCATGGCATAGGCATTGAGGATCTCCCCTGTTATTGCATCAATTTCTGGCTCAGGAATCGGCGGAAGGTTCAGTTGCTCCCGGCGCCATTTTGCCTTATCTCCCCTTTCGCCCCCGAACTCCTTTAGCCACGCCTGCGCCTCTAGGGCTTTTTTACGGTTTCCTGAGTCTGCTGCTCCTTACCCTGAGCTATGTTCGCAGCCTCTGCCAGAATCAGCCAATACAACGCGGGGTTCTGCTTCAGTAACGCGACGCCAAGTTCAGGCGTATACGCTACAGCCTTCTCAATACCATCCACCAGCTCACCTACTCCCTCCCAGTCTTTCAAAAGGAAGCGCGCGCAGTTATCGATGAGCAGGTCATCAATTGAGTCAATGTCACCCACGCTGGCGAGATCGAAAGCGTCGGTACCGACCTGATAGCTCGCGTCCATTTTGTCGATATGGCGCCGCACCAGCGCATTACGTGAGCGGTACTGCGGATTCTCGCTGCTGGCCACCAGCAGGCGGAGTTTAAACAGTGCTTCTTCTTCAGGTGTGTATTTCTTTTTACGGCTATCAGGCTTTTTAAAAGGGAAAAACCAACGCTCGCCACTCAGATCAAGTTGAGAAGATATAATCAGCATACAGACTCCATAAAAAGCCCGAACCGCGATGTTCTGCGGAACGGGTCAGGGAAATTAAGGTGCGGTGACAGTGATTTCAGACGTTGCCGTAAAGGTGCGAGCCTTCCCGGTGATCGTGGCGTTTCCGGCAGCATTGCGGGTCACTTTCGCCGTTTTTTGCCCGGTAGAAACTACGCTGGCAATCGCAGGATCAGATGACGTCCACTGGACGATATCTGTTGAATCAGCAGGCGTAAGCGTGGCAGTTAATGTCACCGTAGAGCCGACTGCGCCATTTGAAGTGGCTGGCGCAACACTGATCGCCGTCGCCGGTACTTTTGGCGCGCGGGTAATGGTTGGCGGCGTATTGGCGGCAGTGATATCGAGCTGAACCTGTACGATGTCAGTATTCCCGGCGTCCGGCCAGTCGCCAGAAATCTGCACTTCAGGGAAGCTGAAGGTATAAGCGCCTTCGGCGTTCTCCAGCGTGAAGGTAAACGGCACCGTTTCGCCGGTGAAGGTTTTTTTATAAATCTCCCAGGCGGCCTTGGACCATGACAGCGTAATCTGGCCTGACGGAGTAAAGGTCGTCGGAATATTTGCGCCAGCAAATGCTGAGCCGGTACCGATACAGCGTTGAGTCTGCATGTTGTTATCAAACTGGATATTAAACGTATCCACACAGAAGCCGGCACCACCCGCCACCCCATTCAGACTCAGGCCGGTCACTTCCTTAAACGAATAACGCAGCGCGCCAGCACCATCCACCGGGTTAGTGAAATAGCTGGTGTCATCCGCTTTGGTGTCCCAGTCAAGCCCGGCGAAAGTGATGGTCGCAGTGATATCGCCATCGTTCGGGATTTCAATCTGGAAAGTGGCAACCTGGCAACCTCGGGCAATCTGTGCGATCCCTACGTCATCAGCGTATGAAGAAATTGAAAAAGTAATGCGGTTGTTGCCCATCGTCAGCACATTATCGAGCCAATCCGCTCCGAAACAGCTCGCCAGAAAATCATCATGCTGATTCCAGCGAAATCTGGTGCCGACATCACCGCCGACATCAATCGTGCCACGGGAAACGCCCTGCGCCATACGGTCACCGCCGATTTCATCGTTATCGTTGGTGTTCTGCGTGGGCATCAACCCGAACGACGAACGGCGTAACAGATTCCAGATGCCAGCAGAGGGGGTTTCTCCCGGTGTGGTTTCGCGAATAAACGCGGTTACTACTTTTGCGCCTGAACTCACAGGAGCCTCCTGTTGATTGTGCGCTACAGAGCGCGATAAGGGATTTGAAGATTGAGCTGTGACCAGCCATCGGTTTCACCTGCAGGGATGGCGGATACGGCGAAATAACTCAGCGCTCCGTCGTCCTGAAACTCGAAGAGTTGCGTCAATTTGTCGGCGGCCTGAGTCAGCTGCAGCGTGCCTGAACCTACAGGGACGAAAAGCTGGATGATAAGAACCCCTGTGCGGTGGACAGTCGGCCCCGCTCCAATTTCGTTAGCACCTGCTTGTCCGGGTATGTCAGTAAGACGCGCCCAGATTTTGCGACCGCTGGGGTCGAAAACCGGACCGTTGGGGTAATCCACCGCATCAGAGGCAATAGCGGTCTGCGTCGTCATTCGTCTGATGACAACGTTTCTTATTTCTGTGAGGGTCATTTGTAGGCCTGAGTTACACCATTAAATGAGACGGCATAGACGCCTGTTGGCGCTTGCGTAGAGTGACCATTCTCCAGCGGTACGGAGTAAGGGAGGTTTGACTGAATGTAAATCACCGAGTAAGCCGGCGCCCGGTCGATGATGTTTTTACCATTGAGGAACGTCATCGTTCCCCGCGGGTCAGGCTCGGATGGTATTGAATGATCCGGTTCGCCGATGCTGACAAAATGCGACGCCCGAAAGGTTCCTGCCCGATACTCAGCCGGACGCCGGATATCCATGCCATCGTTAACACGGACTTTCTTTCTGAGACGGCCTATCTTTGTCAGGTTGGCAGGATCGGCATAAAGAGATTCGTTCCACTCACCTACCGCTTTGTTGTACTGAACCGCAGTGGCGTTGATAGCCCATAATTCCGGGTTACCTACAGGCGAACGCTGGACGATTTCATTCAGCAGCTGAATGGCGATAATTCTCTGCCGTAACCTCACATCGTCCTCCACCAGCCCGGCGAATGCCGCCGGGTCAATGTTCCAGCCCTTAGCCATATCACGCCCTCCGCAGTTGAATGGAGTACGCAGCGCCAGCAGAATCGGCAGAAGCGGTGATGACCTCATAGCGCTGGAGTACGCCAGTAATCGGGTCAGGAGCCGTGATAATGTGCTCAACCGCTGGCTTGTCGGTGACCTCATTAACCAGGGCGGTGAGTTTCACATCACCATGAAGGATGTTAACGCCATCGATGCGGCGGAGTTTATAGCGCGCCAGCACTCCACGCCCCGAGTAAGTCACCTGCGTTTCAGTGCCGGTTTCCGTAACCGGGTCCCAGTCACCTCGAACGATGTATGTTCCAGTGAAATCCTTAACAGCATCCTTCAGGTCGGTATCGAATGCCGCGGCGACTTCGGCTTGCAGTTCGTCACGAATACCCATCGTCAGTCCCTCACCCTGATAGATTGAACCTCACCACCAGAGTAAATATCCAGGGAGCACGCAAAAGCGACGGCCTCATGTGCATCTTTACCTAGCAACATTGCGGACTTTGCAAAGTCCCTCCCTGTGCCTGCAGCCCATGGGATAGGTGCAAATGTGGGAATGAGACGCTTGCCATACTCAACAGGTACCCCGTTATCCGGAACAAATAACGAAATAAAGCATTCAAGCTCAGGTTTGTTTGCCGGATCTCGCCCGTTGTTGAACCACTCAACAGCCAATATCCAGTCGTCACAGTCGCCAGCCGTTAGCAATAATCCGCCGGTAACCTGATGGATTTTATTAGCATGCCCGTAAACTACGCCATCATTGGTAATCAGGCTATCAGCGGCAACATACCGACCATCGTACGCGATAGTTGTCATATCACGCCCTCACAAAGAACGTCTGGAAAGGGTTAAGCATCCACGGCTTGAGCATATCCAGCGCCAGTTGCAAATCAGGATCGAGTAATTCCGTGCTGGTGGTTGAAAGCTCAGCAAAAGTGCGGGAAACCTTCACATCATCGGCCTCGACGCTTTTGCTCGTCACCACCCCGGAATCTGTTTTTTGCTGATATAGATTGCCTGCAGCGGCTACGGAAGCGATAAACGCTCCGGCTTGCTTAACTTCTTCGGGAATATGTTCCGGGTCGATATCCTGAAGGTTAAGCGCCGTCATCCAGGTGTTTGCCTGGAGCACGGCTTTAGCCTTTTTGTCGGCGGCAGCCCAGGTATCCCCCAGCAACTCGTCAACGTCCTGGATTGTTATATAAACGGTCATCGGATCCTCACCAAAAGAAACGGGGCTTTCGCCCCGTCAGTTAACCACCCGCTGGAGCAGTGAACGCGATCGCTTCGGTTGTTTTCACCACGCCGTCAACGGTAGCCGTCACCGTGAAGGAGCCGGCCGTAGCAGAGGTGAGTTTCACCGTCGAGCCACCAGCAGACCCTGTCTGTGACGTCGAAGCACTGAGTGTGCCGCCTGTAGACGTCCACGCTACAGATGCCCCGGAGACTCCTGCACCATTTCTGGTGTACTTGAGCGAAACGGTCACCGCGTCGGTACTGTCAGCAGTTGCGGAAGTTTTATCCACTGACAGGGTTACTCCCCCGCCGGGGCTTCCAGCTTAATCAGTACGCCTGCAGTGGATTTGTTACTGGTGAAATGTTTCTTCCAGTTCGCGCCAGTGCCGATTTTGGTCAGGTCAGGGTTAGCACCCTTCGTTTCATCCCAGCTGTAACCCAGCAGTTCAACGTTAACCGTACCCTCTGCGCGATAACCTACTGCGAGGTTTTCCTGGTTGTTGATGTCGTAAGAACGGAAACCCGGAGCCTGTGATTCCGTTACGGATACCGCGCCGGCCACCAGACCCAGAATCGCATCAACTGGCATGGTGTCGGTTACCAGTACCGGCTTACCAAGCGTACCTGGCTGTCCGCCATAAACTACCACGCCCGCTTCTTCGTAGATTTTGTTGTCGATAGACTGATCAACAATGTCGAAATAGGTCGTGGAATGCATAACGAACAGCGCAACACGGTTAAACTTATCGCCGTATTTACGCAGGCCGCGGGTCAGGGTTTTCTTACCATCAGTGGCAATATCCGCTGAAACCGTCATATCAGCATTTGCGCCAATGGCTGCCACAAGTCCCTGAAGTGCATACTTGATATAACCTTCAAGCGTTGCATCAGCGACGTCGACGCCGATCACCTCGGAGAATTCGCTTACATCGCGACCACGACGTTTAAACGCTTCTTCAGTAGTTTCATACGGGCCGTATTTCCACGGCGCCTTAACGCTGACAGATTCACCGGCACCGATTTTTTTCCCATTTACAGTGCTGGTGGAGTTAACGTCGCGCGACTCAATGGAGCCGCCAACTTTATAGAAGGTACGTTTACGGAAATCACCCTCGATCAATTCGTTATCAAGAATGATTGCGCCATTTGAGGCGGCGTTGAAGACTTCCAGATTATCCTGGCGACGCTCAAGAAACGCAGTCTGCGCGAGGTCGTCATAGATAATCAGGTCACTGTTTACGGTCGTAGGCATTGATTAGTCCTTACTTAGGCAATTTGAGATAGGCCTGCTGGCCATGTTTGCGGATGTAGTCCGCTTTATCGCTTGAGCTCATTTCTGAACGTTTGAGGCTTCCGCCGCCGCCACCTGGCTTGTGACCACCAGCCCCGGAGCCTTCAGCACGTGGGAACAGGTGCGGGGCCGTCTCTTTCAGAGATTCAGCCCACTCAACAGGGGTGAGCGGAGTTTTGCCGTCTTTACCGAACAGAACATCGCCATTTGCATCAACTGCTACGGCCTCGCCTTCGTCGTTGAGCTGGAAAGTGCCTTTAGCACGTAGAATCAGATCGTCGGATGCTTCTGGCAGCGCGCCAGCCTTAAGCGCTGCGCTGCGGATAGCATCACCCAGGACACGATCACGGAATTTGTTGGAGAACGCTTCCGCCTTTTCAGCGCGTTCATTAGCGGCTTTGATTTGCTTATCCGAATCGGCGCGGAGGCGTTCAGTGCGCTTGTTCAGCACCTCATCAATTTTGCCGCCGGCAATAAGCTGCGCTTCTTCATCATCAGAGAAACGCTGGAGAATGGTTTTCACCGCGTCAGGATCGATACCATCAAAACGCTTTAGCGACTCAGTAGACTCTTTGAGCTTGCCGAGAAGTTCGCTATTTTTATTTTTCAGGCCAGAGACCTGAGCATTGACCTGCTCATCGATCAGCTTTTGGATTTCAGGCGTAATCTCAGGCGCACCACCACCGGAGCCACCGCCATCACCACCTTCACCACCAGCTGCCGAATAATATTTAATGAGCATGTTACGAATAAGCATGTTGTCCCCTTGGGATAGTTACCGTGGGCCTGGCCCAATAAAAAAAGGCCGCCCGAAGGCAGCCTGATTGAAGAATGTTTGTTGATTAAATTCTGGCGTTCCTGAATGCCTGCTCATCCTTTGAGCGCAACTGGTCCAGCGTCAGCCACTCGCCCCTGTCGTTGTAGAACTCATCGGGAGACATGCCGCCATCACGAATCAGCCTGGCGCGCGTTTCTCCGACAATCTCAGCTTGTCGCGTGAACGACTGCCGGGAGAACCAGTCCTGGTAATTCGTATCGGCCGGAACCTGTCCATCCATACTGGCGCGCGAGCTGTCCTTGATTTCGCCGACTTTGATACCCAATTCCTCGGACGATTTCAGGATGTAAGTTTCGGTGCTACGACAGCAAAAATGGATTTTCCCCGGTCCCTGCAAATAAGGCACCTTGTGCCCTATCGGTTTGTTATCCAGCGTGTACTTGAGACGGTCGCGGATCCGACATTCCTTTGACGTCCGGTTATCCAAGGTAGATAACCACTGCTTACCCTTCAGAATGTCGTCGTTAGCTGCCGCAAAGCTTTGTCGGGCTGTCGATGCAAGGTGCCCTACTGCCGTTTTTGCAATGCTGGCTGCATTGGCCCGGCTCATCTGCAGCGCGCCGTCCTGGTAACCACGGTTAGCGTGGCCACGGACCTTTTTTGCGATTTGCTCCTGCGTATCGCCCAGCAGGAATCCCTGCCTCACCGTATTGGATATCCGCGCCATCCGATCAGCTTCGAGGTTGCTGGCCCATTCACTCAGCAAACGTCCCTGGAATGGACGCCCCATCGCCGCGGCATAAACCGCATCCGGGGAGATGCCCACCAGCGGATGAAGAGCAAGAACATCGTCGGGGATCGCAAACTGGAAGAGGCTCATCTGAAAAGTGGCTTCGTGCTTCGCCAGTTCCTGCAGCTCGGCAGTAAGAGCTGCATACATCGACTGAATCGCATCCTTGTTTATCGCCCTGACGCTTACCAGTAACGCTTCCAGACGCGAAACGGTAAAGCTCTCAGCGTCCAGCGTATCAATAGCCACCAGCAACCTTGCGGTAAGTTCGGCGTCGCTGTCATTCAGGACTTTTATCATCCTGTTGGCAACGCCGGTACTGTAGCGACTCACCCATATAGCGTGGGCTACGGATTCATCCTGCAGTTTGTCATTCGCCGTTGCCATTATTGCCACCAATCAGGTTAGGCGCGCCGTTACGAATAGCGTCAATGACAGTTTCAGGGTCATCTGCGGGATCAATCAGGTCAAGCCTCTGCAACGCTCTGACCATATCCGTGTCGCGGATCGCACCGGACTGCCAGGCATTGACGATTGCCGTTACCATGCCGGATTCAGCGACTTTGGCAATAAACTCCTGATTAATGCTGTAACGGTATCCCTCGCCTTTAATGCCGAGATACCTGGCGCACCAGCCGAGCGCCAGCGTGTAGGCCTCGGAAACATTGGACACGCAAATACCGAGCACCGATGTGGATGCGGTTTGTTCACCGCTGGATTGCGTGGCGGTTTTAACCGCGCTGTTTTGCTCGATAAGCCGGGCGCCAAGCTGAACAGAATAATCACGCTTACTGTCCATCGCCTCTTTAGCCAGGGTGTTTGGTTGCGCCTGAGCATAAGTAAAACTCCCCTCCTTCGGTAGCAGGAAAGGAGAACGAGAACCGACACGAATTCCCTTATCCTGCAGCCAGTCACGCCATACAGTATCAAGTCCGGAAATCACCGGCTGCACCTGACCGCAGAAAAATACGCTGTCTTCGTAATCTGCCGAATTTCGATAATGGCCAAGGTTGATTTCAACGAGAGCAGCTAACGGCGACTCATCGATGGTGGGATCGTTATTCTGCGCACCAACAAAGGTAAAGGGAATTTCATCCCAGAATTCCTCACCTTTTGGCTTCGGCAGATACTCGGAACTGACGGAAAAAGAGCCTGCGTCAGCTGCCTTTCGCCACACCCGGCAGACAAACTTTCCGTTCTCCAGAGCCAGTTCGCGATACTGGATTTCATCCTCGTACGCAAAGCCATCTTCCTTTTCCATGCATTCGCGTAAAACCACCAGCACCAGTTGATCACGTCCATTGATGCGTTTGGTGCGCCAGTTAATGATGCTTTCCGCCTGATAGCGAAGAATGATCGCCTCATCGGTCTCAGCGGCATAATCCGTATAAAGCCCCTCGCGCGCAGCCTCCAGAATATTTTCTGTAACCTGCTGGGACTGCTGATAAATGCTTGCACCAGCACCGTCGGCGTTATCACGAAGATAATTCAGCTTATCCGGCGCGGTTAGGGTCGGGTCTTTTCGGAATGCCAGCCCCAGTAACCCCACCTTTGTATTGCCCGTTATCGCGTAGAAAACGGCGCGCTGAATATAATCGGCATTGCGCTTTTTATTGCGTGCAGACTTATCGGACGGATCCAGAAAAGGGAGATATTCATTCCCGGCGGCCTTTACAGCATCAGCCCCTTTGCACACGTCACGAATTTTTTTCCACACGGGCATCGCGGCCCTGACCTCAGGGCGAACGTAAGTAATATCGTTATTGGCCATCAGAATGTCGTGTCCAGTGAAATAGAGAATGCGGGTCGAACGATTGGGAATTGCTTCACAATGAAGTAACCGGCGCCATCGTTGGGGTGATCGTTATCGCTCTTTTTATCCGGCTCTCCGTTTTTATCCCACACCTGTTGTTCCAGGCAGTCGGCATAGACCGGACAACGGGCCACATTCACCTTGTATCGGCGATCGCCATTACCATTGCAGAACATGGCGTTCATGGAGTTTATGCGGTCCTTTACTGGCGGGTTAGCATCATCAACGATAACGTTAAATCCGGCCTGTCGGAGTTGCTCAATATCTGTTTTGCTGGCGTTGTTTGACTTCCTGGAATCACCAGAGGCATCCGGATAAATGTAAATCTCGCGGACCTTGCGGTAGTCACCGTCGGCATACAGCCAGAAACGCTCCTTGATGATGCGTATCATGTCGGGCGTATCGTAAGCGTTGATAATCTCTGTTACCGCGTGCGGTAAGCCGAGACGCAATACATGTACGATCCCGGCCATCTTCCCGACGTTGAAGTCCATCCCGATATAGAGCGCTTCACCCGGCTGCTCTTCTTCGCTGGAGTTGTTCAGCAATCTGTCGAACTGGTGATAAATGGTACCACTGGTCAGGTTAGTAAACTGGCCGTTCAGATATGCCTTAATCAATTCCGGCGGGTAACTTGCCAGGAGCGAAGGAATATAGTCATCCGGCAGGTTCTTTTCGTTGTCGAATGTCGAAGCCTGTACCAGACCATACATCGACCTCAGTTCAGGCTTTTCCCTCACAGCCTTAACAAACTGGTTATAGACGAACTTAAATCCTTCAGGCGTTGTGGTGACGTCAATGCCGTTACGCAGACCATCAACCTTATAACGCATTCGTGCGATTATTTTTCGCCACGCCTGACGCGCCTTATCCGCTTTCAGAACGTCGAGCTCATCCACCAGCGCATTGCCGATTTTAAAGCCGACTATCGTGTCCGGCTTTTCCATCGAACGACAAATTGTCGTGCCGCGGTACTGGCGGCCACTGTAGAAATGGACCTCTTTGTTGCTCTCAACGATTTTGACTTTCAGTCCCCAGTCGTGAGCAACCTCTTCCACCGTGGGATAGAAAATATCGCGGATCTGAGGGTAGGTCGGAGCAAAGTATCCCTGGTTTATTTTGGGGAACTCCCAGAACCCTTTGCATATTCCACCGCAGCCAACCCATGTCTTACCGGATCCAAAGCCAGCTACATAGGCTTTAAACTTCTGCTGCATAGCCAGAAAACGAGCCTGGGGAACGTTAAGCGTCGGAGCTATCGCCATCCTCTTCCCTCACTCGCGCATCGACTACGTTGATATTGATTGCAACTGGCGTTGGTTCGTCATCCTCCGGGTCAGTGGCCAGTTCTTTGCGAAGTTTGTCTATCTCCAGCTGCCGGCGCTCAATTTCTATCTGCTGCAGACGCTGGGCGAACTCACTATCAGCCAGGCCGAGACGTTTCATCACCGCCTCATACATGCGTTCACGACTGATGGCGGTTATCTCAACACCATTCTTACCAAGCTTCACACCGGAATAGGCAAGCGCAGCATCTGGCGCCAGTTTGCGCGTATCGGCAAAGAATGGCTGACCGATACCATCACCATTACAGCGTGGGCATGTGGGATTTGGCTCACTAGTGTGGTCGTAACCGTAACCGCCTCTGTCGTTTGGCTCTTTCCCTTTCTTCGCTAAAGCCTCAGCCAGCTTCTCTTCGTACTCTACGGCATCGCGCCACTGATACTGATGACCGAAGCCCCAGCAGTAACGGCAGCTCCCGCGGCGATACTGAGAAAGCTGGTTAGCGTCGAATGTTGCCAGTCGCCACATCTGCTCAAGCACTTCATCAGCACTTCCAAGCGTGCGCACAATGGATGCTTTCTGCTGCTGCGCAATGGCCTGCGCAACTGAAGTTTTCTGAAGCAGTTGATAGCCAATCTGTTCAGCGGTCTTCTTGCTGTAGCCAGCGCGAATAGCTGCCTGTGTGGCGTTGTTGTCTTTCAGGTATTCCGCGACAAATAAACGTTGTTGACTGGTAAGTCCGTCACCATCCACCAGTTCTTCTGCGCACTTTTCCTTTTGCGCAGTGCGCAATTTATTCTGCGCAGGTTTTTGCGCAGTTTGCGCAGTGGGTTTCTTGATATATCGGCGGGCAGTAGCGTAATTCAGTCCCTGCGCTTCACACCAATCCTTCGGTGATACGCCGGTTGCGGCATGATCGGACAGGAACCGTTGCTGAAGCTCGCCCCAGTCCGGTTTTGCCATGGTCTTTTCCTGTGGTTGAAGCCATTAAAAAAGCCACCAGATACCTGGCGGCTTTTGTAATGAGTTCCTTAACTGGACAGTTCAGTCGCGGTATCAAACAACGCCAGCGCTTCGGTCGCTTCCTGAATCGCTTTGATGGTCCGTGCCACCACTTCAGATTCAGAAAACACGCGGTTGTACTGCTGGATGAATAGCTGATATTTAAGCTGGCTATCCTGAACAAACTCAATCGCCTTAGCTGCGGCCGCAGTGTCGTAGTTCAGGGTGGAAAGCAGATTTAGTCGAATCTGTTCTGCAGGTGTAATTTCTGACATGTCTTACCTCTATGCGATGGGGGAGCATTATCGAAGCCCCTCGGAGAAGAGCTCCTGTAATGCTTTGCCACTTCCCGGAGTGGCCACGCTCATGCCCTTGAGTTCCTGTCGCATCATCGCCGCTAATAACCGGTGCGCGTCTGGCGTTCGCGCTGCTTTACCGGCATACCCTTTTCCTCGATTAACCCTGACCAGCGGTATGTCGCAGTTCGGACCTGCGTCTGGCTCTCATAGAGACTCGGGGCCGCATCATTACTGTGGCTTGAAAGTGCGGTCTGTCCGCTTTAATGCTTCATTTCTTTATCCTCGGGTGGGGATAGTTGGTGATTTATCCCTTAGTGGGGTTAACAGTCAGCATCTGGCCGTGCAACTGCGCGGCATGCCCACATACAAGCTTCCTGCATTTTGGTACGCGCGATAGCCATGCAGCGCAAAGCCTCTGCTCTCTCGGTTTCGGCCTGACTACCACGCTCTACAACTTCAGCAGTTGCAACCTCTCGCTCAGTGTCGAGCAGACTGCAAAAATGCCGGCTGACACCTTTGAGACGATTCATACGCTCAATGTCGCCCGTGGTTAATGTGCGGTAGCCCTTTACGGTGCTGCCGTCCTGCGGTTTAGCCTCACTCATTTCGTAGCCTTTTCGGTTGGTTTGGATGAGCAGCAGAAAAAAATCATAAATATCTACCGCTTACGCTTGTTGTTTCTGAGCAGGTTCCTAGGCTAAAAGAGCCATTACATAAAAGACCTTGCGTTTACTTACCCGTGGACCTCAAGGATGAGGCCATTCTTTTAATTCACTGAGTAGGGGTAATGCTCTGGCAGTTGGCCAGCACTGATTTGTTGTGCGCCAGTATGTCGCGCTTGGTCTGCTTATCCAGCACATCGATATCGTGGTCTGTCAGGTAGATAATTCGTACCCAGTTGCAGGCCGTATCAACCACCACCGGGGCGGGTAAACTTTTCGCGCAGCTCCCGATCAACATCGTCATCAGGCATATGGCTAACAGTCTGCTGTACATTGCTGGCCTCTCTGGTGGCTTCCTCTTTCCGTTCAGCCGCGGCAACGCTGGCGGTGGCGTTCTCTTCGGCGCGTTGCTGTTCGGCTTTCGCTTCTGCTTTGTTGGTACCGCGAGCATGGCCAATACCGAATGCACCAGCGATAGCACCCAGGATGAGGACCACCAGCCCAGCAATAATTTCAAAACTCATTGCTGCGGCTCCTTCTGTTCGTCAGCCTTATCTTTCAATGCCGGCTGGCGTACGTATTGTGAGAGCACCGCCAGCACTACCAGCGCAGGGCTAATTAGTGCAACGATATTTGGCGGAAGGATGTTTTTGATATCCGGCGGCAGCATTGCCCAGGCATGAAGTGCTGCATCCGGGAATGACTGCGCCCATACACCGACCAGTGCGCCAGCAGCACCCAGACGAACAGACCAAGTTCTAAGTAACAGGCGAGCATGTCCCACAAACTCAAGCCGGGTATACTTTCTTAACAGCAACAACGTTAAAACAGCCACCAGCGCAAGCAGGAAGAAGATAATTAGCTTCATAGGTTTACTCTCTCCTTCATCCACCCGAATAGAAATTCTTCATTGGCTTCCCGCGCTTCCGCCAGTTCGAGATACCGTGCGCCCTGACTGCAGTTCAACCCTTTCAGTATCACCGTGACCCCTGCGCTACCCCGTACGGCGAGGTAACTGCGCAGCGCGGCGATCGTGATGTTCCCAATGACGCCATCCGGTTTCAGGTCGGGATACAGTTTGCCGCGTTGGTTCAGTGCCGTCAGCCAACGCTGCAGGAACGTTGTGGAAACACGCGGTCCCATGTTGACGCCGGTATCGCATAACTCTTCTGCGATTGATGCTGACAGTTCGGCGATCTTGTCAAATTTGGGTTCCAGCCAATACTGCTGCATATAGATTTCTTTCGCAGTTTCCCGAGGGAGCTCTTTCATATCGCCTTTGTAACCGTATGCACGCGCTGTGTTCTGCGTGATACCCCAGCGAGTAGGGCCACCTTTATCATTCGGGTTATTAACGTAACCCCCCTCTTTGCCGAGGATGGCTTCAATGATCTGGTCTGCTGTCATTGTGCTTTCACTCCTGTAATACGCTCCCAGAAATACGTAAGGGCGACAGAACCCATTGCACCGCTGATACCTGCAGTCGCCAGAATCATGTAAATACTTAGGCCGCCTTCTATGCTGACAAGCCCACCGATGACCCCGGTGAATCCCGATACCACGATTTGCGCGAGAGCGTTTATCCAGCTCCACTTCGCCTTACCCTGCTTTACATCCATCAGGAAACGGACTAGCCCGCCCCACCCAGCAATGATCAGCAGAGCCAGCCAGGTAATTCCGGCAATGCTCTCTTTGTCTTGCATATGCTTTGCCATAGGTTCACCTCCGAGTTAACGGGGTGCTGTGTGGTTAAAAAGTGACGAAAATAAAAAAACCAATGCGCTAAGACTTTACATTTAGGCTCAATGAGCCTAATATTGTTCTTGCGGTGGCGACAGAAAGCCACTCGGTCCGAGGAGGCTAAGCCACCGATAAGGACACTGATGAAACTCTCTGAGTTGACGATTACAAAGACGAACTTCCCTGAGGCAGATTTCTGGATTGTTCGTCTGGGCTCTTTAAAAACCTGTGGTGAACCAACCAGAACCTTTAACCCGGAGCACATCGGAGTAAAGGTGGTCAGGACCGATATCCTTCTTCCTGATTACCTTTATTACTGCATGATGCACCTGCACCGCTCAAAGGTATGGGAGGCCAGAGCCACAGGAACCCTGAACCTCGTCAACATAAAGATTTCAGATGTGCGTTCTATCGAGTTGGAACCGCGCTGATGGATGGAGGGGGAAACCCCTCCTTATCAGGCTAACCAGAGATAAAAATATGAAAATCAGTATTCCGCTACCGTCACTGAGCGAGCAAAAGAAAATCGCTTATGAGGAAGGCGTAAAAGAAAACGTGCGACAGCTGCAGGCCAATCTGAATGCGCCGGTGATTGATACTGGTTCAGAAATTAATGCCGCCGAGTTCGGCGATAAGCATTTGTTGACCGAAGAGAGCGGATGGGAACCACCAGCCGGCGAACTGATTGATGCATGGTTTACTCAGTTCAAACGTGCATTCCCTGAATACAACTCAGATAAAAAGCTGGGTTATCTTCTGGGTATGGTCGGCAGTAATACCGATCGCAGAATCCGAACTTTCAGAACTGGCGAACGGCCGATACCCTACGGGATATGGCGCCGCTTTTTAGTTGTCACAGGGCGTGTCAATCAGGAAATCTTCGAGGTGAAAGGTTTCTTTTCTGATTGAATCCGCGAAATCTGGTTCAGGGCTCTTTCGCGGCCGGTATCGACGTGCCGTGCAGCACATCTCTACACAAGAGCCCTGACCGGATTGCAGAAACGAAAAAGCCCCGGCGTTTGCCGAGGCTCAGATGTAAAAAAACCCGCACCATGCGGGTTTTCGCGTACTCCAGTAAGATTCGATCAAGCGGCTTGACGCCCGCGGCGACGACCCTGACGTTCTTGGCTTGGAGCTTGTGCGATCTCTTCAAGAGAAGGGCCGATTTTCATTAGAAATTCCAATGCCTCGCCTGCTTTCTTGTAAGTTTGAATTGTGTCAAACACACGTTCTTTTTTCATGGTCATACATCACCTCTAAGGAAACTGCGTTCCAAGGTAAACATATACTTAGCATAAACCACATGCGTGCTAATGTTCACATGCCTATGTTAACACTGTGTATATGAAGCATCCATGACGCTTTAGCCACTTAGTGCTATAGCCCTAAGCGATTGATGCGGTTAGTAGCTGCTAACCGAAAAGCATCATACTGCTTTAACATGAGTACATAGTAGCAAAGATACAAGTACCCGTAGACAAATTAGGATTTTGTTTAACTTGCAAGCGTAGCGAGTACAGTCTGTAGCTTCGCAAAGCTACAGTGCATCACATCTTGGTTGCCATCTTGCATTTCGAACCCAAAGGTCCGGTAGTAATCAATTTTATCTTCAACTGGCTCGATGATTTTTATTGCTTCACCATCGACCTGATTCATGAAGATCAATGCGGCGTATAGAGTATACAAAACCATCTTGCGACGCAATGGGTGATCTTCTGTATCTTTTACGAAGTTTTCCACTGCATGTACTTCAAAGATTTTCGTATCAATGAAGTAAGTACACAATGCCACACCCGCTGGGTAATGCTCAACAAGTTTATTCTCTTGCGAGGTCACAAGTTTGATACAGAGACTGAAGCAATCATCACGGTTACCGATCTCTGTTAGATACCACTCCCAGTTCAAATCGCCATAAGCTCTTGAGAGGGAATTTGCATCAATGTCACTTAAGGGACCTACAGCCAAATCAATGCCACGTTGGTCCATGTAGGATTGCAGTGTGTTGTAAGTTAACTGCGCAATTTCTTCTAATGAAAGCATTTGGTTATGTTTTTTTAATGGCAGGGATTTAAGGATACCACTTCGGCATAACAGAACCAAAAAATTACGGTTAAACAAATCCACTCACGTTGAAGACGAAAAAGCCCCGGCGTTCGCCGAGGCTCTAAAATTTCTTCTTCAACGGTGAACATACAATGCCCATCGTTAGAACAAATTAACACGAATTCGGGAAAAGTAAATATCTCAGCGCGTTATTTGTTTGAGTTGTCCCTCCGCCCACGCCTCTTCTATATCGAATTTAGTGATCAGTTCGTCAAAGAACGGTTTAACAGACTTCTTCCATGTATCCAGGGTGATGGTGTCCGTTACCTGGCAAATGGCACTGTGCACAGCAGTGGAGAGGATTCGCTCATACCCACGACCACCACAGCGCTTACAGTTGCCCATGACAGGTACACCCTGCTTCTCGGTCTCATCCTGGTTCACTACCTTCCCCCGACCGTGGCAGTCGTTACACGAGGCACTTACCGTACCTTTTCCCTTGCACTTTTGACAAAGCACCCGAACCTGTTCCCGTACAGACTTTACTTCTTCCCAGTCCGACGGCGAGATTCCCTTTGTTACCTTGACCCACTTTGGCGGTTTCCCATCTGGATACGATACTTTATTGGTGAATACCTCTGCGTCGATGAATCCGGAACCGCAGCAGCAGTCACATTTTTTTTTACTGGAAGCGCTTCGGGAATAATCCTCAAAAGCGAACGCTGCGAGGATCTTGATCACCTGAGGTTTTACGTTCGGCGCGAGCTTGCGCAGCGAGGCAACTTTATCGCATTTTGTCAGCGCGTAATCAGCCAATAGTCCGATAGCCCGATCCCGGTCATTGTTGCTAATGCCCATTTTGCCCAGGAATGCGCTATACCCCATTGCGGCACGTTCCTGCGTCATTCCCATTGCAGCCATAATGTCAGTGCCGGTTAACGAGTCTGATGACGTTGCTCGTGGAGAATCGCTAATCATCGTGGACTTCGCGAAGTGGTATTTCACTGTATTTTCGAGGTTCATGCTGTTTCTCCCAGAGACTTATAAATACGGACAAAGTTTTTCAAAATTCGATAATCGGTCATTACAGTTCCGCGGCACCGGAAAAGGCGGAGCTTTTGCCAGCGTTCGCGGATGAGTTCGATAACGTCACGGCTCATGCGGCCTCCCGTTGTTTTATGAGCGCACGGCGTTGCGCGCTGTAATGGCGCCTGATGCCTTCCAGTTCTTCGATGGTGTATCGGTGAGGGGTGTTGTTGTTTTCGAGCGCCTCGACGCGCTCAGCGCCAATTTTCTCTACCAGGCCAATGCGGTACTGCTGCTGATTACCTGACAGTTGCACATTGCAGTGATGACACTGCTTGTGAATGTTGTCCTCGTTATAGCGCAGGTGTGATGCTTTACCACGGGATCGGTAATGGCCGGCTTCCCACTGAACCGTATCGAACGTGCCGCAGCTGATGCACGGCAGCTCATGGTCACGTTCGCGGATATAGTCGTTAACGACACGTTGAGTCATATCCTCCCAGTGTCTGAGAGGTTTCACTGCGGCTTTGCGTTTGCGCCAGTCGGCGCGCTCTTTCTTCTCTTTCGCCTTAGCCTGCTTTTCGCGTTTTTTCTCAAGTTCCTGCATGGCAAATTCAGCGCCATGCTCAGGAGAGCACCAGCGGTGGTTTTCGAATGCTGGAGTGAATTTCGCCCGGCAGATTTTGCAGCGTCGTTGGGGTCTCTTTGCCATATTCACCCCCACATCCGGTTGCGCCAGCGGGAATCAGGACGCGGTGGATTCTTGTCTTCCACCAGCTCAGCGCTGACGGTCCAGGTCGTAAAATCCTGGTTTAAACTACGTTCGACCTTTACCCCACGTTTGCGGTACTTATCCATCAGTTCATCGGCCTGCTGGGTTGTGCAGTCGTGATGGTGAAACCATGAATATTTCATCGCCTCACCCCGCAAAACTGAGCAATTGAGACGCTGCGTTTTCAGCGGCTTCACGACTGGCGAATTTTTGAGACAGAATCCACCGCCAGAGCACATCCAGTGAGGCCTGGTAAAGCTGGTGGAATTCTGTTTCGTCCATACTGGCGAAAGAAATGCTACGGGGATGCTTTTTCAGAGTGCCATCCGGCAGCTGCAGTGCATCGTAATGGCCTGCTTCGACGATTACCCACGAGCGATAGGCGTCAAATGATTTGCAGATGCTGATGCTTCCTGCTCGTTTTTCTGCGACGCGGTCAAGATACTGCTCGGCGATATCCTGGAATACCGATTCCTTGCCGCCATGGGATGCAAGGAATTTGGAATAACCGAGAATCAGCCTGCGTTCGTTCGAAGAGATTGCGCCGCCGGTAGGCTCCCAGTATTCAAAGCCCAGATTGAGTAAAGCGAAATATCGGCGGTGAAACGCCGGATTGCGGACAAGCTTATATTCGGCCTCCAGGACGGCGCCGAGCTTGCATTTTGATTGCAGAAAATCGCTGGTCTCCGGCGTTGCGGGGATCAGGATGCCTTGAGAATGCTTTATTAAGTGCAATTGCGCCATGGTTTCTCTCCGTGGCGCAGTAGGTAACGGTTGTTCAGGCCGTTGATTTCATATTATCAGAAGGTGGGAGAACTCGGTAGCCAAGTCGCTCAGCAAACCTCATAAACCCGTTTAAAGTAAATATCTCTTCATCTGGTAATAATGGACGCATGGATATAACGCCATTCGTGCGGTAAACCAGGTGCCTACCCGAAGAAGGAAAACTACAAACCACTGCTCCATCAGTTCTCCTGACTACATCGTACCAAGTCTGATCTTCTGGAGACTCTACATAAACGGTCACATTACCCCCTGAGCGACATACAGACGCCAAAATGTCTGGCAGTGGCATCAAAGGGTATGCTCGCTACCAATAAAAAATAATCAGTAAAACCAGTCGTCGGCGCTTTCCCACGTCTCTTGCAGGATTTGCTCTACACGTTTTTTATCGCCGTCAGCGCCGCCCAAAACGCTCAGCCCATCATTGCTTGTACGTCGAATAGTTAGCTTGCAGTCGTCATAGGACTGGGATAAGCGACGCAGCAGCTCTTTCTCTAAAGCAGGAACGGCGCCATCAGGGAGTTTTTTATGCTTATCAATCGTGACTTCTACTTTCATGGTTAGCACCTCACCCAGATACTGTATAAATAAACAGTATACCGAGAGAGTAAAATGGTCAAGAGGTTAAAAGCTCTTTTTGCTAACTCCATGCTCATGTTTAGATTGATGTTTTTTCATATTAAAAACCCGCCAAAGCGGGTTTTATCATGCTGCAATGTCTTTTTTCAGGCACATCTCTGGCAAGTTTGCCCTCACTAATGCCTCGGCGAACGGCGGCGGCACAGCGTTTCCGCAGCGCGCAACTTGCTTATCCTTCGCATATTTAACGCCTCGGTAATCCTGGTCGATGATGTACCAGTCCGGGAAGCCCTGCGCGCGGTACAGCTCATGTGGCTGAAGCATACGCATGCCGATATCAACGATTCGGTAAGTTACCCCGGCGATTTCCACCAGCCCGGTGCTATCGGCTCCGCAATACTCTTTCAGGAACGCTAGCACCTGTTGCGCGCGCTCTTCGTCGTAGTCCTCAACAGCGAGAGTTGTTTCGACTTCCCCGACATGCTGGCCACCAGCGGTAATAGTCGGCATCGGCGCATCAGTCCGTTGTCCGTCACGGCAGGTACCGCGCAATTTTACCAGGTGAGAAGCAACAACGGCGTGGTGATTGCCAGTCGTAACCGTATGCGCAGGAGATTCCACGGAACCGCCAGGATGCCCGGTATTATTCACCATAAGATGCGCCGCAACTACCGCATGATGGTCAACTGTCGTCACTGCATGTGTCGGTTCATCCAGCCCCACGCCGGGCCCGGTGTAGTTGCCGCCGTAATGCTTCGCCAGAAACGCTGATACCAACTGAGATTTAGCGCCGCCACCAGCCGTGATAGTCGCGTTCGGCACGTCCGCCCGGTGGCCGATGCTGGCGCCGAACTGCCGGGCGATAACCGGCGCAACGACGCAGGCACGGGACTCTTTCAGGATGGTGTGAGCGGGTTTATCGAGCGAGCGTGGTTTGGCCTGGTACTCGCTGCCGCCGTTTCCAGCCATAAACGGCGTGATCGCGGCTTCAACTACCCCTAACGCATGACCATTCCCACCCGGGCGCCTGGACGTTCCAGCCGTCACCGTTGGTACCGGTTCGGTGACTGGTTGCCCGGTTGCGCCGGTACGGAACTTCGTCAGATGAGGTACCGCGATTGCGTAGCCGTGGGTTTTCGTAATCGTCTGCAGCGGTTCAGAGATGGCCTGCCCCCGGAAGCAATCGTATTTGCCTTTAGTAGTAGTGTGGTTGCACTTCACGATAAACGGCGACGCGCTCTCGATAACAAAGCGTTGGATGCCGCGTGCGATCCGCTTCAGCGTATTCTCTGCCAGCGGCTTTTTGCGGCCAAAAATTGACGGCGCCGGGATGGACCAGTCGATGCATTCTGCAGCTGTGCGCCATGGTGCCAACTTGCCAGACATCACCGCCGGCGATTTCGGATCACCGTGAGTAGCTGCCGGCCAGACTATCGGCTGCCCGTCCCGGCGCATAACCATGAAGAAACGTTTTCGGATAGTTGGCGCGCCGTAGTCGCAGGCACGCAGCTCGCGATACTCAACGACGTATCCAAGCCCTTTTACCAGCCGCGCGGCATCTTCACTATCAAGCGAAATATTCAGAAACTCGCAGCACTCCACCAGCGCCGGATGGTTCGCCGGGATGCCAGTTGTCAGCATGCCGACAAATGCCCGGAATGTTTCGCCGACGCGTTCTGGATCCGGACGCATTTCACAAGCAAGCAGCGGTCCCCAAGTTTTAAACTCTTCCACGTTCTCCAGCATCATTACCCGCGCGTCAACATCCAGCCCCCAGCGAAGAGTTACCCACGCCAGCCCTCGTATTGACTTCTCTACCGGCTTAGCCCCTTTTGCCTTAGAGAAGTGCCGGCAGTCAGGGGAAAGCCAAACAAGCCCAACGCGGCGGCCGGCGGTCGCAACCTTTGGCCTGACTTCGTAAACCGATTCGCAATAGTGCAGCGTGTCCGGGTGATTGGTGGTATGCATCGCTACAGCGTTCGGGTCGTGGTTTATCGCGATGTCCACACTACGCCCAATCGCCAGCTCGATGCCCGTTGAGGCACCGCCGCCACCAGCAAAGTTATCAACGATGATTTCGCTCTCTCTCACGCGTATTTCTCCATGGCGCAGGCCAGCGAACGAGCCGCGGCGATAATTGACGGTACCGGCATTTTTTCCAGCCACATCCGGTTGATGTGGTGCTGCAGGCGGCGCTGGTGGTGCGCCGGGAGCGTCCCGGCATTTTCAATCTGTGAGAAGACCATACTGACTTCCGCTGGCCACACTGTTTCAGGTATGTCCACCAGCAGCAGACTTTCCAACTCCAGAATTCTCCTGGTTGTATATTCCAGAAGTGGATCGGCCTTTCTTATCTCGCGTCCACTTTTGACGAACAATATCCAGTGGGTTTTGTCATTCCTTCCAGTGCGCTGAGAAATTGCTGGTTTCTCATCGGTAAGAGCTAGAATTTCGCGCACAGGGATCTGAACTTCGTTCCACTTAAAAATTAAAACGCCATGAGTCCTCAGTACCCGAAATGCTTCTCTAAAGCCAGCGCGTATATCATCTCGCCAATTGTCCCTATCCAGTTTTCCATATTTTTTACCCTGCCATCCGTTTGGTCCGACTCGTTCAAGATGAGGAGGATCAAAAACCACCACAGAAAACGATGAGTCCTCAAAAGGTAACCTACGAAAATCGGCGATAATATCGGGGTTTATAATCAACTGTCGGCCATCACAAAGGGTATGCTGCTCCGCGCGGATGTCGCTGAAAATGGTGCGCTCATCCTGTTTGTCGAACCAGAACATGCGGGAGCCACAACACATATCGAGAATAGTTTGCTCTGCCATCTAACCCTCCCGCTTATGGCAATAGTGCCACCCTTCCGGATGGGTTGTTGTCCTTCCGCATCGCGGGCAGGTGAATGACTCGGCGGAAACAGCACAGGACTCCGCCAGATGCTTCAGGCCTTCCTCTGACATGCGTTTGTAATGGTCGCGAGACTGGATTACCTGAGCGTGGCTTTCTTCCAGCCCGGCGATGCGCTTTTCAGCTATTTCCAGCTCTAACTTTAGGTGTCGGTTTTCATCTCTCGCCGCTTCCCTAAGTTCGAGCGCTGTTTTGCTATAGGTCTCAAGCTCGCCGTTCCGCTTCTGCGCCTTCTCCAGCGCCTCTACCAGCTCAGCATTGCGCTTTTCAGCCGCATCCAAGTCATCCCCTAATTTCTGTGCCATCTGGAACCAGTTAGCGCGCTGCTCTTCCTTAAGCTCCAGCGCCTCTACCAGAGCATCAATGTCTTCAAGCTTTACAAACGTTATGCTATCCCCAAACTTTTTTGCGTGGGCTGAACGTCGCTTGAGGCTGGCTATCAGTCTGTTGATATCAGTCATTCCAAGCCTCCAGTTCGCTCTCTATTTCGTCGTCGATTTCGTCATTGGTAGCGCTCTTATTGAGGTCGCGGCGGGCTGCGGTCAGGTATGCCTCTCGGCGGTCGGCGTACCAGGCTGAGAATTCAGGGGACCAGCCATATGAATATCCGCAAAAAGCCACCCTGGCATTATCTTCAGCTAAGCGCTCAACCATGCAGTCAGCAGTAGTAAGCGCGGCCTCCCGGATATACCCACGCAGGTCGCGTTTACGCCAATACGGGCTATATTTCGAATCGCAGCGCCCTTTAAATTCAACTTCCCAGCGACGGATACAACGTGCGTTAAGCGACTTGCTCATTTGTCGGCCCCCTCGCGCAGCTGCTTGGCGATATTTTCCAAGATGCCATCAGCAAAAGAACGGTCGAAATCACCCTCTGGCGCATCCGCCATAAACTCGGTTGAGGTGAGAATCATACGGGCGATATCGGCGGCGTTTTTGGCTGAGTCTTCGATAAAACCTGCATCCCAGGCAGCCAGCATACGGTTAGCCACAAAGTGCGCACCTTCAACGCGACCATCAGCCTTAATCCCGGCTACGACGCGAGGAGGAATTGACATCTGCCATTGCAAGCTCTCCTCCGCCAGTTGCTTCACCCAGTCCTGCAGGTCGACGCCAGCCGGGCAGCCTGATGCTTCACGACTCTTCTGAAGAGTGAGCGCCAGAGCAGTTACCTCCCCGCCATCTGGTGAGAGATTGGAACGCTGTAGATCATTAACGCGATATGCGCGTACTTCGGTCTCATCAACTCCGCAGCAAATGCACCAACAAACATCTTCCATTTCGTCATGGAGTGTTTCGGTTGCAGGAGACTGCACAGGAACATCAACCCAAGAATTTGAGCGAAGCTGACCAATCACCTTGTGAACGAACATCTCGTTAGGCACACCATGGCGCTTTTGCTCGATGATGGCGTAGTCACCAAATTTGAATTCGATTTCGTTATTCATGCCTGAGCCCCTTCTAACGCCGCTGCTATCTCTTCGAAAAAGCCATCTCGGGTATGGCTGGTCATTGCTGGTAAAAATACGGCCATCATCCTGTTTGTGTTGCAGTTCTCATCGTCCGCAAACAAAGCGATTTTCTTATCCAGGCGCACCTTTGCTTCCTGCAACTGCTCGTTTCTCTTGTTAGTCCGCTGGATATAGTCGGCAATGATTTCTATAGCCTTGTTTGTGTATTTTTCGATGTGCTCAGTCATGTGAACCACCTATCGCCTCAATCGTTTCCAACAACAACCGGCGGCGCGTATTTTCAGCAAAATGACGTCGTCCGGTCTCTTTGTGGTAAAACTCGTTCTTGCTGACAACCCACATACGTTCCGTAGCGTGCAGTTTTTTCCGTTTCGGGCCGTCTTTGGTTATTACGATCCCGGTATGAGTTTTCGCGATTGTCATATGCCCTCCCGATATGCCGGGCATGGGAAACTGGCATAGATGGCTTCCTGAACATCCAGGACGCGTTGGAATACCGGGCTCCCCAGCAGGCTGTAATTCATCCCAACAGCAGCTTTCGGTGCCAGGCCAAACCGTTTCATGTCAAAATCGATGATGGCGCGCTGATCGCGGAATAAACCGGATCGGCCATGCCGAACGACTTCGCCAGTGGCTTCCGCATCGCGGAAATACTTCAGGACGGTATCGCGGCTTAACCCCAGTTTTTTCATTGCATCGCTGGTCGTCAGGCGCCCCTGATGTTTCGTGATACGAATCACTGCGCGGACATACTCCCGGCGCTCAGCAGTTGAAAATGCTCTAGCCATGATTCCGCCCTCTACCCAAACCGAACTTCGCGCGAATCTCAGCAATTTTGTTTAACCCCTGCTCGTTGCTGAGCGGACGTCCGCCAAGTTTTGGTATCTGCTTAACCGGCTCTGGAATCGTTTCTCCGGCGTTCAAGCGACGAACCATACGCAACAGTTCATCCGATGCTTTACGACGCAGTTCTGAATCACTGAGGCCATTTGCTCGCATATCGGTGTACAGTCCCGTGACCATCCAGTAGCAGGCTTTGTGCTTCAGCGTGGCCGGGATGACTTTGTGCTCAGGCCAAGGATATGACTCTGCATCGGGGTACTGTCCGCGAGTTCGGCAATACTGGTAGACCATATCAACCAGTTCATTCGCATCTGGCAGTCCAGCAGAAACAGCCTGTTCAGAACGGCACCAGGCGACGAACTGTCCCGGCGACGGCATAAACGGTTTTTCCTGTTTGCGGGCAACACGCATTCCGGCGTTAATCTGCTCCATGGTGGTGATCCCGTTCTCTTTGAACGCCAGAAGCCATTGTCGGCGCATCTCGTTGAGGTCTTCTGCAGACTTGCTGGCCAGCGCCGGGAATACGGCGAGCAGTTGGCGAAACAGCTCGTTGAATATCTCAGCCGTTTTTGTCGCCTGATGTGCAAAGCTATGCGCATCCTGCATTTCAGGCATGCCGGCGGCGATACGCTGGAAGTTCTTCCGGTCAAAGTTATGCATGCTTTCTGCGAGAGATTTCATTCAAGTACCCCCTTGATCCAGTCGGTATTGTCCAGCGCAGCTGCACAGGATTTCGCGTGTTGTGGGTTTGGGTTGCGCTGACGTTTTGTCGTGAGCTTATCCCACTGTTTTCGCAGGCTGGTGGGGCTCAGAATGTTGTTCTGCCAGAAGCTGTCTTCGTTGGCCCACTTGAACAATTCGCAGATTTCGTAATGGCTGCGCTTGTCCTGCATACGCATCAGACGGATGGTGTTTGCCCATTCAACCCAGTTCGGTTCTGAGAGTGAGGCATTCACGGTGAGGGCTTTATCGAAAATCCATCGCGCGGCTTTGAGGTCGTCAGCTGTTCCCCAGGATTTGCCCGCAGGGGTATAAATCCCATCGACCGCTTCTGGATGACGAGAGAGAAACTTCAAAGTTTCCTCGTTTCGGGATTCTTTAGAATTCCGAGACGAAGAAGATCTTTTACTATTGTTCTTGTTCTTGTATTGGGTGTCTCCCGTTTCCGGGAAAGGTTTTCCCGTTTTCGGTAACACTTTTCCCGATTCCGGGAAGAGTTTTCCCGTTTTCGGTTTGTCTAAAATCCACTCAGATAGCTCAGTATTTATACCGACAATTTTCATCACTCCCTGCTTATGAGCGAAGATAATTTTCCGCTCCGCGAGAGATTTGATTGTGTCGGAAATATGCGACTCTCCGAGGTCTGTAAGCTCAGCAATCACCGTGTTTGTTACTCGGTCCTGCTTCTTGTTCCATCCATAGGTAAGCCAGATAACAGCCTCAAGACACTGCCACTCACGACCAGACATCCGCAGACGTGGCTTGAGCTTCTGTATCTCGTTTGCGATCTTGGTATACCCGTTAGCCAGGTCGGCCATTTGACCTCCCGAACGCTCGGTTTTAATCGGAAAATTGATAACTTCAGCGGTATTTGACATACTCACTCCGTGAACTAAGAGCCCTTTTTTCACACCCCGAAGACTGGCTGTGTTGGCGCACAACAGTCTTCACCCACTCAGAACAACCCAACCTGGTTATTCCCCTTACGGATTGATTTCTTTGCTTCTCGCTTTTCTGCAGAGCTGGTTTGCTTCTCAGCCCACAGCCTGGCGTGGCGCATAACATCATCAAAAATGCCTCCCTTACGACTGGCCTGTGACATGCGCTTGTACATATCGACAGCCTGAAATGCCCCCCCCTTGAGCCACTGACTGGGTATATCCCTGCCGGATAAGCTCTTCGCGGACGTTTTTCTCAATGAATTCGATATGGTTCACGTAAACCTCCAGCTACAACGTGCCGAGCATTGAGGTGACGATTGCCATTAGCGGCCCCGTTAGCTCTGGGTCAACCCGGAACATCTCGAATATTCCTTCGCTCAGTTCTTTCAGCTTTTGATGGCGTGGAGCGCCCATAGCAACAGCGACCTTCGCTTCGCTGGTCTCCTTCTCCAGCCGTGCCAGTCGGGACATGATATTGTCTTCAGGCAACAGGCGATGGCGATATTCCAACGGGAGGACGGCCATGATGGCTGGCGTCAGAAGACGCACATTCGCGCGATACTTTTCCGAATCGACCTCGTTATCCAGGTAACGGAAAAGCTTCTGGCGGGCGCGGCTGATGTCTGCGGGAAATTCAATTTCTTCCCCGCCCTGCTGGCGCCACTCATCGATGATGTATGCGGAAACAACATCCTGACCTTCAGCTGCAGCCCACGCGCGAACGGCAGAACGAATGCCGTCGTGGTCTGCTACTTTCGCCTGATTTCGCTTTATCAGAGCGCCGGGGTTGAATCCGGTATTTTGTTGAAAGGAAAGTGTTTGCATGTTCATCCCGCCAGATTTTGTGAAGACAAACCGTCGTTTGGATTTGGGTAAAGGTCTGGACGAAGTTCATGCGGGGTAACGCCGGTTACCCGGAAGATTTGGAAAACCCGAGACTGAGGAACAGCTCCCCCATGGCGATGCTTCCAATGGCTAATAGTCATAGATGAGACGTCCAGTTTTTCTGCTAGCTTCGTTGCGTCACCAGCGATCTGTATGGCTTTTTCTAATGCGTTCATAAACCACTCCGTTAAAGTTACAGAGCGAATTAAACATTATGTTTATTTTAATGTCAACTTTATGAATGTTGAGGTGGTAAACATTTAGTTTAAAATCGTGATATATGAGAAAAAATACGCATCAATCCGACAACCCACAGGTTCAGAGACTCAATGAAATCATTGAGATAAAGCGCATATCTAAAGCTGATATAGCGAGGATTTGTGGTGTAAGTTCGCAATCGGTAAACAATTGGTTTGTGAGAGGAGCGATTGGGAAAAGCTCTGCTATCAAACTCGCTGATGCCCTTGGTGTCAGCCTGGAGTGGGTTTTAGGTCAGGATGTCGATTCGCAGGACGGATTAAGGCCGGACGAGAAAAGGTTGCTTGAGCTTTATAACCAACTACCAAATGAAGAAGAACAACAAAACATGTTGCGGATTGTATCCCTTCGGCTGAAAGAGCTCGACGAGCTGTACGCCAAGTATATGGGGCGAAGGATTAAGGGTGATGACGAATAACTAACACAACGGATTAATCACGTAGTCGCCATATCCCATAGAGAATTACGGAGAGGTTTGTAACTGAAATAATCAGGGCGACAGTGGCCAAGATATCTGATCCGGACATAGGAATTACTCCATGAGCTATAGCGACATCGTTGCAACTATTGCAATGATTGTATCCATCACAGCAGTTCCCGCAAGTGGTTACCTTAGCTACAGACACGCAGTAAAGGGTGAAAAACGCAAAGAGTTCAATGCAATAAGCGATATAATTAGGCAGAAATTAAGAGAGCAATTGCGACTTATAGAGTGTGGCGTGTTTCCTGGTGGCGGGAATCTGTTCATATCACAGCGGGAATTTGACGCGTTCATTGATATCAGCAACATAAAGAATAAGAAACACCTTTCTAAACTCTGGAATGAATACCAGAGCTCCCTGCAAAACAGTATTGATGACAGGGACCCATTGAAAGATCCTGACTTTCATAGTCCGTCAATTATTCAATCAGCGATTGAAAAAATATTGCCGTATTGTCAGCGGCAGTAGCCCGACCACCGCACCGGGTTTTTATTGCCTACCCTTTTCGTACTTCCTCAGCAGCAAACCTGAACACCTGCCGCCAAAAATCGCTTTGCTCAATATCACCCAACGACTCCAGCATTGAAATGATCGCCTCAGTAGTTGGCGCATCTCCATGTGATATCAGATTAAGTGTCGCTCTACCCACTGCCTGGCAGACATCGTTGTAACCCACGTAGAACTTTTCCATACACGCACCCTCATTAATGTTTTTTATAACCTTACCACGTGTAGATGAACTCTACAAAAGTATGAAAAACATACTACTTGCTGGCGCAATCACCTCAAATTAAACTTTATGTTTATTGTTTATTACTCATATTGTTGACACAACAATAAACATTGTGTTTAATTACATCCAGCAGCAACCCACCAAGGCAGGACGCCCACGAAGTAGCTGCCCGGAGCATACGAATGCCGGGATGAGGTGGAAATATCAACGCGCAGTAGGTAGTAACGTTCCGCTGGCCGGCGACAAGGCAACGAGGGTTCAGATGAGTAAAAACGGTTGGCGCTCACTCATCATCTGTTTGAGCGTCGGGATTATCTTCTGGTTAGTAATCATCAAATTGGTGGTCACATATGGCTGATTCAGTACCAAAAAGCGGTCGAGCGATCAAAATGCGTAATCAGCGTACCGGCGCAGCCTGGCTGGTTTCATTTGATTACCGTAATGGCCTTTACTGGCACGAACCGCAGGGAAACTTACGCAATATTCGCCGCCCTTACGCTTCACGAAGCGTAGAAGAAAACCTTGTACCTGCGGGGACTCACTAATGGGGAGTTTTTACGCTTTGGTTCTCACTGTCGGCATGCTGACTGGCGGAAATCAGGACGTTCTTCTCGGTGTATATGACAGCGAGTCGGATTGTAAGAAAGCAGCTGTTGAGCAGGGAGTTGAAGAAAACTGTTACCCGCTAAAGGGAGTATTAGCAGAAAACCCAGCCGCATTTACGGCGCAGATGTAGGGGGAGTTATGCAGAAGAAATGCGCTTATTGCCGCAAGCCGATTGAGGAAGGCAAGGAAGTAAAAATGACCATCCTCATCATTCACGGTTCGCAACTGGCGCCACGGGAAAGAACCTATTGCTCTACGAAGTGCGGTCAATACGACCAGATGGCCAACGAGGCCTAACGTAAAACCCGCCGAAGCGGGCTGTACGTCCGGTGACACCGACCAAAGTTCCACCGGAAATTACCAAAAACCAATGAACACCCTGAATGGGCGCTATCAATGGCCCGAGGGATTCTACATCCAAAATTGAGGCTATCACATGGAATATTTTTATCTGATAAAAGCGACTCAAAAATCGGGTAAAGCCGATGCCGTAATCTGGCGTTCAGCAAAAACCGAATCCCGCGCGCTGCTGCAGCTGGACGTTGACCTGGAAGATGCTGAGATCGAAACAGGCCGCGGCAAAGACTATCAAAAGCCAATCCGTACCGATTTCCCGGTATTTAACGATCTTCCGGCTGAAGGTGTTCTCGATTACTCCTGGTGCGAACGCTACCAGCTCGCCGACGACGGTCGCACCTGGGCACTGAAGCCAGGACAAGAGCCTGTAGACGTTCATCACACCGATGATGCTGAAGTATCCTCTGAGCCTGTCACTGACGAGTTGGTTGATGACAATAGTGCTGACGATGCTAGTGATGCTGGTGATGTCGATACCGTGGAGTCGTTCGGCAATGCTGAATACGAAAACGATAAAAACGCCCTGTTCAATATTGCTGAGCAGCCATTCCGCATTAAGCTGCTGGCGCAGTACATGGCGAATGATAACCACGTCTATCAAATCAGTATTCCACACCGTAAAGAGCTCGCAGTTCTGGAAATGGATACCGATAACTCCGCAGTGCAGGATCTGATTCTCGCCGCCGAGAACGTCCAGGGTTTGAAGGATGCCGACATGCCTACCCTGTGGAAATTTACCAGCGCCAACAAAGCTGTATTTCCTGAAGGTAAACGCCACGAACTGGGCAAGCGTATCCAGTTTGCAAAACTGTGGTTTGAAACTCCGCACATTGACCGCGGCATACTCGTTCGCGAATGGTCTGCCGGCAATTATATTTCTGCTGTTCAGAAAACGGATACCGGCACCAATGCAGGTGGCAGCAATAAAACCGATCGCAATCCTGACTACACCCATACCCTTGATACGCTTGATGTTGAGATTGCTCTGGCCACAATGCCGATGGATTTCGATATCTACAATTTCCCGGCATCCATTCATCGCCGGGCTAAAGAAATCGTCCAGAAAAAAGAAAGCCCGTTCAAAGAATGGTCTGCTGCGCTACGTAAAACCGCAGGCATCCTGGATTATTCCCGCGCAGCCATTTTTGCCCTCATTCGTGGCGCCACCAGCGATATTCATCATTTCCCGGTAAGTCTGCAGACCTATATCAATGCGAACCTGACAGAGCATAAGCATGAAACGCCCTCTGCTGAAACGCTTGAGAAAGCCGGGCATGTGTCATCTGCCGCCGTCGCTGAACGGTCAGCCGTGGATAAGATTCTCGCAGCTGAGCGCGGTGAATATATCGAAGGGGTAAGCGATCCAGATGCACCGAACTGGGTAACGGAAGACCTGACCAAACCCAAACAGCCTGAAGTTTCAAACATGGGCAATGGTGTTTTTTCGATTGATGGTCTGGTGGATAGCCAGCCAGCACCAGCACCAGCACCAGCACCAGCACCAGCACCAGCACTTTCTATCGTGGACCAGGCGCGCCAGCGCGCTGCAGAAGAAAAATTACATCCAGCTAATTCCGGGGAAACCACCAGCGATGTGCAGATGGAAACGGCTCAGCCAGTCGAAGACAAAAATGATAATGCGGTATCAGCAAGCGAAGGCACTGATGCAACTGCTCCGCAAGCAGATGCCGTGAACATGCGCGACATTCTTGCTGAGCGCTGCCCTGACCTTACCGCGGCAGTATTGAAGGACCAGCAATCAGCAACTGCAGAAGAAGAGCATGAGCCAGAGCCGGAAGCAACAAAATGGCCTGAATTCTTCGAGCCCGGTCGATATGAAGGTGTTCCGAACGATGTTTACCACGCGGCGAACGGCATCAGTTCGACTCAGGTTAAAGATGCCCGTATATCTCTGATGTATTTCGAAAAGCGTCACGTCTCGAAAGTCATTGAAAAAACGCGCTCTCCAGTTCTGGATATGGGCAATCTGGTGCATGCGCTGGCGCTGCAGCCTGATCAGCTGGAAAAAGAATTCAGCATCGAGCCGGAAATCCCTGAAGGTGCCTTCACCACGACGGCGACGATCCGCGCGTTTATCGACGAGTACAACGCCGGTCTTCCGCTGCTTTTGAGTGCTGACGACATCAAGGCGCTGCTGGAGGCGCACAACGCCACCCTGCCCGCTCCGGTACCGCTGGGCGGCGACAAAGATGCAATTGGCATTGCGTATCTGGAATTACCTGACGAGTTCAAGCGAATCGTTGGTGACGATAAAAACTTTACCGCGTCAGCAATGAAGGCCTGCATCAAAGAATACAACGCCACCCTGCCAGCGCCTGTTAAAACCAGCGGCAGCCGTGATGCCATGTTGGAACAACTGGCGATTATCAATCCTGACATGGTCGCTCAGGAAGCCCAGAAGGCGCAGCCGCTGAAAGTATCAGGCACCAAAGCGGATCTGATTCAGGCCGTGAAATCGGTTAAACCGGATGCCGTATTTGCCGACGAACTGCTGGATGCATGGCGCGAAAACCCGGAAGGAAAAATACTGGTTACCCGCCAGCAGATGAGCACTGCGCTGGACATACAGAAAGCACTATTTAACCACCCCACCGCCGGCAAGCTGCTCCAGCATCCGAGCCGCGCCGTTGAGGTGAGCTATTTCGGTATTGATGAGGAAACCGGGCTGGAAGTTCGCGTACGCCCTGACCTTGAGATAGACATGAGCGGCCTGCGCATTGGTGCGGACCTGAAGACCATCAGCATGTGGAACATCAAGCAGGAAGGCCTGCGCGCGAAGTTGCACAGGGAAATCATTGAGCGCGATTACCACCTCAGCGCGGCCATGTACTGCGAAACCGCTGCTCTGGATCAGTTCTTCTGGATTTTCGTCAACAAAGACGAGAACTACCACTGGATCGCCATTATCGAGGCATCCGAAGAGCTACTGGAACTCGGCATGCTGGAATACCGCAAAGCAATGCGCGCTATCGCGAACGGTTTCGATACTGGCGAGTGGCCGGCGCCGATTACCGAAGACTACGCCGAAGAACTTAACGATTTTGATGTGCGCCGTCTCGAAGCGCTGCGCGTACAGGCATAAGGGGGAATGACAATGTCCAATTTAGTCGCAACTACTGAAAACCAGACCCAGAAGATCGACAACGTTTCCATTCTGACGAACGGCGAATTGTTCAACCGGCTGCGCACGCTTTCTGAAGTAATGGCCAACAGTGGAAATTTCGTTCCTGAACATTACCGCGGTAAACCAGATGCGTGCATGGCTGTAGTGATGCAAGCAGCACGCTGGGGTATGGATCCGTTTGCAGTGGCACAGAAAACCTTCATCGTGGGTAACTCAGGTGTGCTTGGTTATGAGGCACAACTGGTGAATGCGGTCATTAACACCATGGCCCCGACCAAAGACCGGATCCATTTTGAATGGTTTGGTGCATGGGAAAATATCGTTGGCCGCTTCATTAAAAAAACCAGCGGAAAAGGTAACGACTACATCGCGCCGGGCTGGGATTTGAAAGATGAAGCAGGCGTGGGCGTCCGCGCCTGGGCAACGCTCAAAGGAGAATCAGAACCTCGCGAGCTTGTTCTGATGCTTTCTCAGGCACAAGTCCGCAATTCAACACTGTGGGCGAGCGACCCCCGCCAGCAGTTGGCTTATCTTGCCGTTAAACGCTGGGCGCGACTGTACTGTCCGGATGTGATCCTCGGGGTATATACCGCCGACGAAATTGACGAACGCGAAGAAAAGGTTATCAACCCGGCGCAGACAGAAAAAGTCACGCTGAATGAGATAACAAACTCCGTTGGCGCTTCCACCAGCACGCAAGAGTCTGCATCTAACGTCGACTCTGTTGCCGATGGACTCCGCGACCGAATTGATACAGCTGACTCAGTGGATCAGGCCAAAGCCATTCGTGTAGACATCGAATCACAGAAAGCTCTGCTGGGTACTGCTCTGTACACCGAACTGAAGAATAAGGCAGTTAAGCGCTACTACCTCGTTGATGCACGAAACAAGATTGAGGCCGCGATCAACTCACTGCCTAATCCTGGCGAACCGGAAGCTGCCGAGCTGTTTGCTAAAGCGGAAGGCATCCTCAATGCTGCCAAACGTCACTTGGGCGATGAACTGTACGACCAGTTCCGTATCACCCTGGACGACATGAAACCGGAATACGTGGGCTAAGGGAGGCGGGAGGGGCCGCCCTCCCGGTTACGATATGACGAAAATTACTGAACGCGGAATGATTTTTAACGCTGAGATGGTGCGGGCGCTGCTGGATGATCGGAAGACGCAGACGCGGCGGATTGTTAAAGGGGCTGACGGTGCCGTGAAGTTTTGCAAGGAATGGGACATCAACGGTGAAGAAATTTTCGTTGTACTCGGCGAAAAAGACCACACCGGAATGAATCCTGTTCTTGGCGCCACTTCCTGCCCGTTCGGCGCTGTCGGCGACCGCATCTGGGTACGTGAAACATTTCAGGGGCCGTTATTCGATTACGAACAGATGGAGTCATACCTCGAAGATAGCTCGAAATTCGAAAAGCCAGAATTTTGCCAGTATGCCGCTGATGGCAAGCCAGCGCCGGAATATTACGACGCTGACGACACCCTGCGTCACGGATGGCGCCCGTCAATCCACATGCCGCGTTGGGCCAGTAGAATTCTGCTGGAAATTACAGACGTGCGGGTTGAGCGCCTCAGAGAGATAAGCCAAGCAGATGCTGAAGCTGAGGGGGTTGGAAAACTGAAGAAAGGTTTCTGGAAAAACTATCAGCCAGGCTGGACGGAGTTTCAACTTACAGCGCGTGGCTCGTTTGCAACTCTCTGGAAATCCATCTATGGCGATGAAAGCTGGTATGCCGATCCATGGGTTTGGGTTATCGAGTTCAAGCGAATTGAGGAGCAGACAGCATGAGCCTGAAACACCGCCTGCCCGATCTGGAAGCCAGCATCGACCCTGCGGCATTGCGCGCGGCCGCCGACGAATATTCGGATCTGCTGCTGACTTTGTGCTTGTGCATGAAGATGGCCGGCCCCACACGAGCGAACGTACGCGCCTGCGCCACCGCGCTTAAAAAGCGCATGACAACCTGGCACAGCCAGAAAGAGCTCAACGCAATTCTGTCCAGTTGGGATCCCGTTGGCTATGTTCTCGGCCTTCGCCGTGAAGCGAACGACAACGCGCGAGCAGCTGGCGATCCGGTTGATGTATTTTTGTGAGGTGGATATGCGACTGATAAACCGAAGCAAGCAATCACCGCTAGGCCGTCAGGCTTGTGATGCCGCACTGGCAAAACACGTTGAGCTTTATGGCGATTATGGTCGGCAGAAAATGAAGCGGACTTATACCGTCGTGGTGCAGGGTTCAAAAATCACTGTTGAGGTGGTTAACCGACGCTGCAGTTACGTGGCTACTGCTATGAATTGCGCACGTAGACTGCGCGCACTGGCTGGGCAAGTTTCCTGATAATGATACGGCCCCGAAAGGGGCCAATGGAGATAATGATGAGCAATGAACTCGAATTGATGAAAACGCGCGATATCTGCGAACAACTCTGCATTACGCCGAGAACACTGGATCGCTATCGCAAGCGTAAAAAGAGCGAAAACCCCTTCCCTGATCCAGACTGCTCATATATGGGCGGCCCGAACAAATGGCTAAAAAGCAAAGTGGTCGCCTGGCAGCAAAAAGAGATGGTTAGAAAGACCAGACGGCCAATGTCACATCTAAATTTACCTCGCGATAGCAAAGGTCGTCTTATCCGACCTGACGCGGCGTGAACTCCAGTACATCGGGCTCGATGATGCTCATCAGTCGGGCCCACCATTTGCCATATGCCTCTCTCATTTCCTCAATATATGTATGCTTGTCATATACAGACCATACACCAGGCAGTTTATGTCCCAGCATTATCTCGGCAATATGCGGCTCGGTGAGCTCAGAAAAGTTTGTGCGCGCTGTTCTACGCAGATCGTGAATCGTGAAGTGAGGCACTTGCTCGTTATAAGCTTTCAGCATGAACTTCACCAGGTTGCTGCTAATGCTCATATGGAAGCCTTCACTCATCGGCTTATCTTCGTACTTAGAGAAAACAAAGCGTCCGGGGGCAAGATCAATAGCTCGTTTTATCAACGGTAGCATTTCTGGAATTATCGGACGAAGTATCGGTTTTTTACTCTTCCGCCCGGTTTTGTGGTTTTCCCATGGAACGGTCCAAATACCCTCTTCAAAATCGAAATGCGATACTTCAGCTTGCCTCAGTTCGCCGACCCTACATGCCCATAGCAGTGACAGTTTATAAAGTATCTTATTCCGTTCCATCAAGCGGGAGTCTTCAATAGCTCGCCAGACTATCGCCAGTTCTTTTCGGTCAAGGGTGCGCTCTCCCATCTGCTTCTGGATCCCGAAATCTCGCCCAGACATTTCAGATAGAGGGTTGGTCTCCAGTAGTTGGCGTTTAACCGCCCATGAATAGCACTGCCGGCCGTTGCTAATTACCCGACGGGTGATTTCGGTATAACCCTGCGCCAGTCTGTCCAGAACCGTTAGCCAGTTATGTAGCGTCAGCTGATGTGCCGGGTATTTACCGAGTTTAGGGAAAACGTGAAGTTCGAACGTTCGTAGGATCTGCCCTGCAGTTTCTTTCTGGATACAAACCATTGCGTGCCACTCGCGGAAAAGTTCCTCGAATGTGTACTGGCTGTTTATTTTGGCTTTATCGAGGCTTTGCCTGATTCGAGGATTTTCCCCGCGGGCAAGAATCGCAGCCCATTTGGCTACTTCATCGCGCGCAGCCTTTAAACCAAACTCCGGATAACTGCCGATCGTCATCTTGTCCTGTTTCCCCAGAAAGCGGAAACGGTAAAAAAAGGTGACGGCGCCCTTTTTAGAAATTCGCACCCAAAGGCCGTCACGGTCAGCCTTCTCTTCTACCTTGTCTCGTTCGCGCCCGAGGCACGACTTTAGATAACTATCTGAAATAGCCATGATTTATCCCTGCACGTGTCCATCAGAAATGAAGATTCTGTGTCCATCATAGGATATGGACGCGCTGGTGGACACAAAAACCATGACTTATGATGTCTTAGGTTGACTGTACATGCAAACAGTATTGTTTTTGAGAAAGCTGGTTTGACGGGGATCTTGAGGGGAAATTGTCTGAGGTTAGCGGAGGGTGACTTAGTGTCTATTATCGATGTGAGCGATGATTGAAAAGTTTCTTATATTCTTCATATATAAGGGTTTTTTAACCTTATTTCGTATCGTTTT